AAAAACCTGTGGTGCCTGCGCTAAAGCTGGTTACGCCTCCAATGGCGCCCCAAATTGGATCAGACGAAGCGCCTTGAGTTTTTAAGACGTAACCCGAGGTGCTTGGAGCTAGAGCCGTCCATGTAGATGAGCCTCTGTACAGTATTGTTCCTTGCGCAGAAGCTGTAAACGCATTGTCAATCAACGAACTCAAGCCTTTCCACTCTGGGAGTGTTGCTCCCGAATTAGTGCTCAAGATATTGTAAGCCGACCCGATGGCTAATTTTGAAAGCGTAGGGGTTGTAGCCGAGGCGTATAAGATGTCGCCCACGGCGTAGCTACTATTACCTGTACCGCCTCGCGCTGCGGTTAAAGTACCCGATGTGACCGCCCCCGCTGAGATAGCGATGCTGGTATCAGACGCTGCGGTCAACTGCCCTTGCGCATTTACTGTGAAGGTTCCTACTTTATCAGCCGCGCCGTAGCTTGCGGCGGTAACGGTAGTGCTTGTGATAGAAAACTGATTGGTGCTAAGACTTAATCCTGTGCCTGCGGTGTAAATTTGCACAGCGGCAAACTGGGTAAAAACGAGAGCCGTAGTTCCGACTGTGATAGGCAGCGCGGTTTGTTGTACCCAAGAGGTGTTAGCCAGCGTTGAGCCTGATAAAATAAGTAAAAAGTCACCCGCATCAATCTCATTTGTACCTGTACCGCTAGTGTCATAATCGGTTGCGCGGGTCAAAATATAAGGCAGTCCCGCCGTACCTGCTTGGGTTACAACGTAAACTCCGTTTTTAGAACCTGTAGCTTCGTCTTTTACTAAAACCCGAACTCCATTTGTCGCGTCTGTAGTTGTAATCGAGTGGCCATCAATAATCAAAATACCGTTAGAGTTGCCCGTCAACGTCGCGCCTACGCCGCTTGTACCGTTGTTATAAGTATTTGCGGGTGATAGAGCCGCTACAGTTGCGTAGCTACATGCAGGGTGAAAATTAATACCCGTGGCGATAGAGTCCGCGTAGGTTTTATTTACAATATCATTCCCGCTAGTAGGCGCAGTAGTTATTGTTCCCGTAGTCAATGCCACCGAAGTCAGCGCACTCCATGTTGGTAAAGTTGAAGATCCTGCCGAAGTTAGTAACTGCCCCGCTGTGCCTGGAGAAACTTTAGACAGCGCGGTTGTACTTGAGGCTGCTAGGATGTCACCTACGGTGTAAGAGCTTTGTCCAGTGCCGCCGTTAGCCGCAGCTAGAGTTCCGCTGATGATGGACGCGGGTACGTTAAGCGGGGTAGTTTGTTTAACGTAGATTGTACCTATGGAGCTGTCTACGTACGTTACCACACCAACTTGAACGGTGATACCTGTAGAAGGTATCGTGTTCACCAACTGACCCGCGCTAGAAGTGCTGAGGTACAGCACTTGACCTACGGTGTATGAGCTAGTGTTTACGTTATCAATAGTGCCTTGAGCTGACACGTAGCCTACAGATCCGTTGGTGATTGCACCCTTGGTCAGCCCTAAAACTACCGCCGTACTTGCTACGTCCGCTCTTGCAAGAGCTACGTTTGGATACGTAAAACCGCTAGACCCTGAGGTAATGTAAACTGCTGCTCCATTGGCGATGGTTGAGCCCGTATTGTTGATGACTTTAATCAGTAGGTCTTGTCCTATATAGACAGCTGCAGATGATACATCATTAAAGTAAGCCAGAGCTTTTTTCGTCGTATCATACCAGAAGCGCCCTTGCGCATATGTGGGTTGCGATACGCTTGTATAGTCTGTGTAGTTAGACACGCCCCCTTGCGACATTGTCAGCTTTGTACCGTTAAAAATCAGGTTTGCGCTACCCGCCACCACTCCCGAGCTGTTGTACAAAACTTGCGTGTCTGAAGTCGAGTTTACACCGTTCTTAGTTGCTAAGACCTGAACTACGCCGCTTGAGTCTTTGTAAAACAGCTTACCATCAACCGTATTAATCGCCAACTCACCCGCAGCCAAGTTAACCGCCAACGGTACGTTAGTGGTGGTTGAAGAATAATACAGTCTAATGGGGGTGTAACCTGATTGTGCCATCGTTGTCCTTTAAGTCGGTCCGTACAAACCTTCGTACGCAGGCGATGTTGGTACGTCTTGAGTCAAATCTGCATCTGGACGAGGTGTCTTTAAAGCGATTTTTTCTGTTTGTCTAGCGGGTAAGCGGTAAGGGTCTCTTTGATCTTTACAACCCTCAGCGCAAACTAGTAGTCCTGGAAAATTAGTATCCGCGCTCATTGTCGAGTACGCACGCTTCATGCGGCACCTGTCGCAGATTGCGATTGCTAATGAGGCGTTTCCAGTTGTATCAAGATATCGTGGCATCTATCATCCTGTGTATACTGAGATGTTAGGTGCAAAATACATAGGAGACTTGTCTCGTTCTTCTTGTTCAGCAATAAACAAATACTTCTCGGCTTGGTTTTCCAAATACGTTACACGACCTAGAGGCACGCCAGGAAGTTCCAAGGACATACGATGCGATAACATCATAACTACCGCCTCGTACCATCGTTGCGGTACCTCTAATTCATCTGTCAGCGCACCAACGTCCATAATCTGCCTAGAGTACCAGACTGTAGCTTGCACAAACGCGTCTGAGGGCGTAGGCCACAAGTACAGTTTTGGATTAGGTACAGTGCGGTTGAACCAGAACTGATACGGATTGTTAGCCAAGAAGTTCTTGTTGGGCAAGTTCGTATAGTCGTCTCTATTAAGACGCGCCATTGGAATTTCGTTGCTACTGGTACCAAAGTACAACTCACGTATAGCGAGTGTAGTACCATTAGAAGCTTTGATGCGATAGTACTGTACATTTTGTCCAGGATCAATATCCGTCCATATCCACTGTTTATCAGTTACAGTCACAGCCCCTACGTTATTTAAAGTGCTCCAAGTTACGTTGTCAGTACTGTATTCAAACGAAAAAGTCCATGTGCTAGACCCGCCACCCGAAATGTAAGGCATTACTCCAATAGAGCCGACATAATAAGTCTGTCCAGAACCATAATCAATAGAAATATATCCGTTTGTAGAACTTTGTTGGCAATATGTAGAAGTATTACCGTCAAACGCATTAGCCGCTATGCCGCCCCCTGATGAATAGTACGTACCCGTAGGGCGAGTCATAGTTCTATACAAGGCGTTCAACACGTCAATTGAACCGTCAGGCAGCGTGTAAATATACTGATCAGGATTCAAGCCGATAACGGTCTTATTGATAGCCCAGTAGTTGATGCCGATGTTGCCTAGGTTGGACAGTAAAAAGAACAATGACTCTCTAGCCGACAGCACTTGTTCTGAGGTCAATTCTTCAGCGAGTTTACCACACCGACGAGCGCCATGATCGATCAGCGTCTGAACGTTGATTACAGTTTGACCTGAAGTTCCAGAGTAAGTCGCCATTCTTTTTCCTTACCAGTTGGAATTTTTTTTATTTTTAGAAGCCGTAGACACACCGCATTCATTTAAATTAATTTTTTTACCGCTTGTATACTTCTTTTTTGTGTTTTGAGCAGCTTTAACCTGACCGCCTTTTTTAAAATGCATTAAAGGAGTTTTTTGAGATTCCGCTTGCATTTCCTGCAATGTTTTTTTAACGGGACCACCCATGGTTCCCCCAGTAAAAGTTTGCGTGGCTGGGTCATAATTGTATGAAATACCAGCATCAAATGTTGACAACTTTTTTTGCTTATTTAAATAGTCAACAAGGGGACGGTCAAAACCGTAGTTATTAAAACCCGAATCTTGTGCGCCACCATAATTAGCTTGAAACTGAAGTTGAGGCTGTACAGGACGTGCGGGTGAAGCAGGAAGAGATGGAGGTATTTCTCGCACTGGCTGTTGCATCGAGGGCATGGGAGCGGGCGCCACTTGCATAGGCTTTTGTACAGGGGCAGGCGCTGCTTGCACTGGCTGTTGCGGCTGCCTCATCGCATTTAATCTATTTTGCATTAAAGCTCGATTTATTATTGCCATTTCAACTCCTTACCAACCAGGACAATTCCACCGCTGCATCGAAGCTCGTGCTCGGCTACCCTTTTCACTCTTTTCAGCTACGGGACCCATTCTAGCGCAAAACGAATCACGTCTTGGACCGCCCTCAGGCTGTGGAGCTTTCAAATGTGAGCCTGTAGCTGCGTTATACTTCTTTCTACCTTTTTCGGTAAGCCCAGCACCTTGAGAAGCAGGCAGAGCCTCGCCTCGCTTTATGCTCAAACTTACCTCACCGCCCTTTTTCAGCTTTGCGGTTTTTGCCGAATCACGAAAGTCTTTAGCTGTTGGAGCCCCTTTGTCGCCAGGACTACGCATTTGTTCGCCAGACCCTTCAGCGATTCTTTTACGCTTTGCATTGATATTGTCATACAAACCTCCGTGTTTAAAATGTTTTGACTCGTCAGCTCTAGCAAAATCTTTGCCAACACTTTGCGGAATACCTACTTTTTTGGCAAACCCAGGATTATGCGCTACGGCTTCCATCAATTTGTGTTGAGCTGCAGATTTACTTGGCATCATTTTCCCGCTTGTATTAATTGATCAATTTTAGCCTCAAGACGGTTGAAGCGTTGGTCTATGTGGTCTGTAATCCTCTGCACTTCTGTATTAGTTACGTACTCTTTAGCCAACTCTTCTCGTGTGATATTTAAAAGTCGCTCAAGACGCCTCACATCATCTGCCGCAGTTTTTACAGCTTCAAGTTTTTCACGTATAAAAAACCCGAAGCCTCCAACTACGATAGAAAGCGCCAGTGACCATAGGGAGTTAAGATCCATTATGCTTGAGCCTCTTTCCAAGTTAAACGCGCAACCAGCGTTGATGATGTTGCAGTCAAAGCTGTAGCCACGACGTACAAAATATCAGGACCGTCTGGATAGAAACCCGATTGCGTTGTAGGTACAGTGTTAGATGTACCGCCGCCAAGAATTGAATTACCCAAGTCACGAACTTGAGTCAAATCAAGAGTTGTAACGCCAGTTGCATTAGTGTAAGCCGCAGCTACCGATTCACCATTGGTAATTGATGTACCAAGCGTTGTATTTAAAGCCACTTGTGCCAATGATGAAGTTGGGGCAGTTGGCGATACAAATCCACCTGTAAATGACCCGCTTGCGTAACCGTTCAAAAACAGTTGGATAAAGTACCCAGTTCCTGTAGTATACAAACCCAACTCAGTCAATTGCAACTGCATACGGTTGACAATTTCTTTGTTACCAAGCGTAGAAGTTGTACCATTATCAGCAGAGGGTGCAATACGAATAGCCAATACAGCAGTTATTTGACCTAAAGTAGTTGTAGTGATCGGGGTAGTCATACCGTAGTTAAACAACAATGATTTATCGTCGTTATACAAACCATCCATAATGACTGAAGAACCCCAGTGGGATAACGAAGGTGCTGTGTCAGGCGATACGTACTCGACTGCTTGCGGGGCTGTTGCACTATAAGTAAAGGTCGTAGCTGCTTGACCGCCAGTTTGTCCTCTAGTTAATCCAGTCAATGAAGTTGTTGTTTTACCTGTGTAGTTAATGTACTCAATACCGTTAGCTACACCCGCAGCGGCATTACCTCTAACTACAACTTGACCTGATGGAGCAAACCCAGTCGTGTCTACGACCGTGATTGCAGTTGTATTGGCAGAGTTTAAATCAGCAGTTATGTAAGTAGCGGGCATTTGACCGTTAGACTCATAGTGAGCGCTCATATTTCCTGAGCGCATATAAGCTTCAAACCGCAGGTTGTTATTTTGAATAGAGTGAACGTAAGTTACTGCCCCGTCTTTAGCTCTAAATCCAAAACGAATAACCCCCGCACCATACCAAGAGTAATCAATATACCACATTTGCATGCGAGTAAGGTCAAGGTTATATCCTGAAGGATTAGACATTGAGTTTGTACCGTCACAGACGTCAAACCATGTTGATTGAGCGTATCTAGTATCAATAGTTTTAGATATAATGTAGCCGCCTTGCGTAATACTTGCTCCACGGTACTCAGGAGATATTTCCATTGATGTATCGCTAGCAATCCTCATGACTTTATATGATTGACCGCGAATCACAATATAGTCATTTGGTTTCAGTGAAGTTGAGAACGTTGTACTAGTGCCAGTTACAACACCTGAACCTTGAGTTACTTGCACACGTCCAGGTATCTGTGTTACAGAATTTCTAACTACAGCATACAAAGTCTGACCGTCAAATTCAAAGAAAAAGCCATTTTGCTGGTCAAAAAAGCCTACCCTGTTACTTGCGCCATACCAACTAAAAGGAGAAACTCTTATTGGTATTCCAGTCGCTGTAGTTGCTTCAAGAACTTTTGTATTTACATAGGTAAATGTAGTTGTTGTATATGAAGCGACTTGGTAGTTGCCGTTATATCCTGATTGATCTACGTTAGAGACTTGAACAACGCAGTTTGTTGTCAAGTTATGCGGGAAAGGTGTTGTGACTGTGACGGTAGACCCTATCGCTGTACCTGAAGCCGTGATAGTTGGGTTAAACAACTGAGGTTTCAAAGATGAACCAGTAGAAAACTGGATACCTTTACCAGATTGGTAACGGAAATAACGACGGGTCTGTCGAATCAGTTGTTGATTGGGTACTGCGGCTCCTGAAGAGAACGCAACGCCTCCATCAAAAGCTCTAGGCTCAACATAACCTGCAGGTCTTGCATAGATATTGGTTTGTCCTGCGGTGTTTGTAATTCCGACAGTGGGAGCGGATATTGCTGTATATGTAAAAGTTGTTGCGGTTGGGGTTGTTGCTACTACAAACGCGCCGTTTGGTGCAGGTGTACCGCCTCCTAGACCGACTACATAAATAAAACTTCCTTTACTTAATCCATGTGCATTAGTAGTTGTAACAGTGATTGTTGTTCCAGAGTTAGTAACGGCACTTGTTCCCGTTAAAGCGATGCCGCAACCTGAGTAAAAAATACCTTTATATACGTATGTATTAGCGGAATTGTAAAAGTTTGTTGCCGCGATTGTTGCGCCACCAGCCATACGAACTGTACAACTATTTGTGCCGCCTGTAGAAACATAACCCCAACCATTACAGTCGTTGCTCAAAGAATTTTGAATGTAAATAATATCGCCAGTTGAAAGAGTAAATGTACCAGCAAGCGTAAATTCACCTGTTGCGGTGTTTAAACCCGTAACACCTGTAATAACTAAATTTGATTGTGGCAAATAATAACAGCTTTGACGCGCATTTTGAAGAGAAATAGATTCCCATTTAGTAGGTTGAGTGCCGTACTCAAAGTCAGTATCAATCAGGGCTTGAGGAGTTGATACGCGAAGTTTGTCTACGGGATCATACGCAGCAGAACGTGATGACAGCTGTGTACGTAATTGCGTATCACCTGTAGAAGTAGGACCTGTGGAGACGATTATTTGAGACATGTTTTTACCTATACATTAAAAAGCAGGGAGCCGAAGCTCCCCGCAGAGGTTACTTATTGACCATGCCGCCTTTTTTGAACGTTCCAGACAGCATATTGATTGCTACGGGTGGAGTTGGCTTCTTCTTTCCTTCAGCCATCTCAACAGCTCCCCCCGTAGCGTAGGCTTTTTTTGAGGCGCCACCTTTCTTCAGCTTCAGATCAGTACCTTTGCCGCCTTTATGCTCTTGCATATCGTGCTGCTTAAAAGCTTTCTTGATCATAGCTTTGTCTTGCGCCATATCAGCCTTGCCGCCTTCCTTCATCATGCCGCCCTTTTTCATGCCAGGCATACCAGCAGAAGTAGCAGGCATAGGTGCAGGTGGAGCAGTAGGCATAGCAGGACGAGCCCCCATAGGTTTCTTTGCGGCTCTTTTTCCAGCAAGTTTGATCGCTGCCAAGTCGCTAAGTGTGCCCATCGCACCGCCATCAGCTTTTTTAACCGCGCCCCCTTTTTTGAAAGCTTGATATCCTGGAGTATCTTTAGCTTCAGAAAGTTTGGTCGTTGTAACATTTCGCTTTGCCTTTGTGAAAACTGACGGTTCGTCAGTCATCATCTTGGTCATTGTTTTAAATTCACCCATGGTTTTCTCCTATTACGCTTGATCTGAGCCAAGCAAACCTGCACGAGTTGCGTTTGGACCAACTTGGATAGCGGTCAAACCCATACTGACCAGCAGACGCTTAGAACCATCTGGAGTACCAGTGATCGCATAAGTACCGCGAACGTCAGGAGTTGTAGGGCTAGACACGCTTGATGGAACCAAGTTTAAGGCATTAGCAACATAAGAACCACCAGTGTTGACTTTTGTACCCGCCAAGTAGTTAGCCTGTGTGGTAGAAATGTTTCCAGTTGTAGCTGATGCGTTTGTCCACCAGTAAGTAGTATTCAATGATACACCAGTCAACGAGCCGATAGTTCCTGTGAAAGAAACCAACGTACCGCTGGGTGGTGAGTAAAGAACGGTAAACACGCCAGGAGAGGCGATTGTCAAAGCTGACACAGCTTGAGTCGAATAGCTGGTAGAACCGCCACCCAAACCAGCCGTTACGCCGCCTGTGTTGTCAATCGTGCCTGCGTTAAATTTTGCAGTCAACACATAAGCAGGATCAGTAACCTTGGCAGGCAGACCCATAGTCTTGGTGTTGTCAACAGAAATTGTACCGCCAGAAGCAACCATGGAAACAGAAGACACTTGGAAGAACGCTTTGCGACCGTTCACAGCAGTTGAAGCTGTGGTACTGGTTGTGATAATTTCACTCATTGATTGACCATAGTAGTCGTAACCAGAAACAGTCACGCCTACAGCAGTCAAAGAGTTCAAGAAAGTCAAACCAGTGTTAGTACCAGTAGCCACTGTAGTAACCACCGAGCCAGTAGTAGTCACCAAAGTGAAGGTGGTTGTACCGTTGGTTGCAGAAATAATGTAAGTGCCAGCCGCAAAGCCTGTATTAGTACCAGAGTTTGTACCAGTCACAGTCATTGTTTGGCCAACAGCCAAACCAACCAATGGAGTTGTTGCAACCGCAAACGCACCAGTTGTATTGGATGCCGTAATGTTGGCAGTTACAAAAGTAGCGGCAGTGAATGCGGCTGTTGTAACGCTTACTACGCGTGGGTAGTCCATCTGGTCTACAACCGTACCGTCTGAGCGAGTCACGCGGGTCACACCAGCCGTGGTACTTGCGGCAGCGAGTGAAGTTCCGCTGTAAGTAGTTGCAGTGGTTGCAGATGCGGGTGAAGAAGCAGCCAGAATGGAAGCTGCGGTTACAGTTGCGGGTGTTTCGTCCAACAAGTAAACACGACCCATAGGACCGAAACCCAACTCCATTGGAGAAGGATCACCGAAGTTGTTAGTGGTGTTGTTTCCAACAAAACCCTGAGCTGCGCCCAGAAAAAGATCATCTGAAAATTGTGGCATTTTGTCTGCTCCATGAAAAGTATGACAAGTTAAAAAAGTGGGGGGATTGAGGCTCCCCCCGAAGCCTAATTACACACCAGGAGTGCCGTACATGGAACGCCAGTCAGTGAAGCCGACGTCATAACGCTCAGTTGCCTTGTAGCGCATGCTGTCAGTTTCAAAGTCGCCTTCCATGGTTTTCTCCAAAGCGCGGCGCATCAGAAGTTTCATACCTTCTGGAGCATCGGTTTGAACCCACCATGCGTTTGCGTTGGTCAAACGAGACAAAACAGTGGCACCTTCGTCCATCAAGCCAATAGACTTAACAGGGTTGATGTCGTTGTTTGCTGTACCAGCGCGCAACACTGATTTCAACAGAACTTCAGCTTGGAACACGTTGCCTGGTGCGACGACCAGTTGACGTGGAACCAAACGGATTTTCTTGTTGTTATTGTCAACTGCTTGACGGATCTGGATGAGCATTTGCTCAAGCGAGGTCTGTGACAAGTTAGCAGAAGTTGACAACAGGTTGCTTACAGTACCTGTAACGATCGGGTGTGAAGCGCTGTTCAAAGCCACACCGTCACCACCAGCGTAGCTAGCATTGAAAGCGCGGTTTAACACGTTTGCCGACAAAGTTTCTTTGGTTTCAATCAATGATTGAGCCAAATGCTTTGCGTAAACTTGACCGATACGAATGTGATCACCGTCTTCAACCAGGACTTTTGTCAAAGCAAAAGCCAAGCCATAGACGTTGTACACATAGCGTTTCAGGAACAACACACCGCCTTGTTGGTAGCTGACGGGTGAGCCGTCAGGCAACTGTGGAGCGGCACCAAAACCGTACAAGACGGGTTCTTCGTGGTAATTACGCGGGATACCTTGTTCCTCACGGAACACCCGTGACCATTCGTCTTTACGTTGGTCATAGACTCCATCGAAGCATTCGTTGAGAATTGGTTCAACAACACTTCTAAAGTCCGTACTTCGCATCGGAGCTGCCATGGTTCACTCCTCCTTTATACGATAGCTGTCACAGAACCGAAGTACTGAGACGAAGCGTTAACAACACGTACGATAACAAAGTTATCGCCCCAAGCATTATCGGCATATGGTGCAATGTCGACAACGCGCATCTGACCTTGTGAACCGTTGGCTACGGCTGTAGACACGCCCAGAGCTGTCGAAGACAGACCAGTAGTGTTGGAGCCAGAGCTAACTGTGTAGCCAGTTGTTGCGCTGAAGTTATACTCACCACCCAGCGCTGTTTGAGCAATGGTTGCATCAGTTTGGATTTCATAAACGATGTTGTTGTCGTTGTAGAAATACGCAATGCACGAACCTGTTTGGTACGCGGTACCAGATGGCCAGTAGTTACTGACGCGACGACGACCTGTTGTGTCGGTCCATTCGCAGCCAGCGAAAGCACCAGTCCATACACCGCTGGCAGCAGCCAGAGCGATGGTACCAGCTGCAACGGATGTACCAGCGGTACTGTTGTAGCGGATAGGTGCACCTTTTAAAATGTCAGCAGCTAAACCACTGACGATACCTCCAGCGAGCGCCTGAGCGCGATCCAAACCCGATGGGTGGAAAGCGGGACGCAAACCGAAGGAAGCACTTGTAGAAGACATGTGTTACTCCTTGATGGGTTTGAATCCGATATTAAAATACCGGAACGGGTCTTGCCTGATCCAGATTCTGAATACCGTCGCCTTCCAACTGTCCAAGACGTCTACCGCTACTGTCCGCACCTTGTACCTGCTCAGCTTGAACGCGGATTTTGTCCGCTTCATCTTGAGGGGCATAGTGGTGCAGTTCAGCCATAATTTCCTGATAAATTTCTTCAGGAATTTTATACAGCAACATCTCGTTACAAGCTACGTAACCGACTTGTTCACCCGCTTTAACTTTGTAGTTTTCAAAGCCAGGAACTTCTTCGATCATCACGGGAGAGTAACCCATACGCGTACGCTTATGGATCGGGTCATACCCGTTTGTAGTGGAAAGCCAGCATACATGGAATCCAGGTATAGGCGGTGGTGAGGGTAGGGATTCTTGTACCCACTCGCTCCGGAACATTCTACGACGTTCCTTACTGGTTGCTAACGCATCAGAAGATGGTCCGCGTTGGCTATCCTGCGATGCGCGGGATTCACGACCACCTGCTGTTAAATCTTTTTTGAGACGCTCGTCTACCTTGTCGGTTTTGACTTCGGATAAAACTGGCGGTTTTTTCTCGTCACTCATTTGTTTTTTCCTCTGCCGAACTATGCGTTCAGCGTTTTAGGGTTGATGAAATTTTAACCTCAAATTACCGCAGTCCAATACTGCGATCATATTCAGCATATCGCCGTGCCATTTTCTGGCGCTCCACTGGATTATCCCACTTGCCTGCTTCCTTAATCGCTTTGACGCGTTCGGGGGACAGACGGAACTCTCCTGGGCGTGCGGCTGGGCTAGACTCACGTCCAGATCCAGTCACGGGCGAGCGCGGACGGTTTTGCGGTTTAAAACCCTCTTCCTCTTTTGCGCTCATCGCTCGGTGCGGCATATATTTTTGAATTCGGTTATCCAGTTCATCCCAGTAATCTTCTGAGGTAGGATCCCAACCTTCTTCAACTAATTCTTCGTCAAGCTTTACAGCAATTTTAGAATCAGTGTCGCGCCCATTGGGGTCATACCAGTCATTTCTAGCCATCCAATCAGAAGCGTGTTTACGCAATCTAGGATCGGGAGCTTGAGGAACGCCTTGAGCGGGATTGCCGCGCTTGCGTGTGGCTTCCAAAGCCTCCACATTTCTGCGGGCTTCATACCACTCCTCTTGCGCATTCGCTACGCCTTCTCCGTCACCGTGTTTAGTGGAATCAGCGATTTTCATCTTAGCGTACTGCAGACGCAAGTGAGCGTCTTCAATCGCTTTGTCCAGACGAGCCGAGTCAGCCCCTGCGGTGCGCTTCTCAAGTTCCGCTACCCGCTGCGCCATCTGCTCATTTTGTCGCTTGAGCATGCTGATAAGCTGTGTAGATTCTTTAGACTTTTCTCTATGAATCTGCTTCTTCAGTTTACGTTCCTCACGTCGCGCTTGCCGCAACGCTTCACGTTCAGGATCAGGATCAATATCATCCCCATCATCAATATCATGTTGAGCACTGCCTTGCAACCGCTCGTCTTTTTCTCTATCCTGCGGAAGTTCATTCTCAGGAATAGCAATCGTGGCGGACCCGTCCACGTCTTCATTTACTTGCAAGTCCAATTTTTCTGTTGAGTTCATAAGAATGCCTTCACTTTCAAAGGATCACCCGTGACTTTTGCAATCACTTCGTGGTCGTTAAAGATTGAAAACAGCGCGGTTTCGCCCAGTTTTTCGTCACCATACGGAACTTCCCATCGATCGCCGCCCCATTTAGGCATGCGAACGTAGTCGCCCTCGTCAATCCAGTTGCCTTCAGGCCACGGTTCCAGAGTGTCCCGTTTCTTGAACGCCAGCGGTCCTAATGAAATGACTTTCGCCACCTGATTGTTCCACTTCTCGGTTTCTTTGGTTTCTTCAACCAGTACGATCCCCGAACTTGTGACAGTTTTTCTGGTCTGGCGCCACTGCACTAAAACCCTACCACCTACGGGAACTGCTCCTGGGTCAACTGCGGGAAATGCTTCCTGCATCGCTGCTTCATGCGAAGCGTCCAGAGTGTTATTTGTCATCGCTTTCATCTTCCTTTAAAAGATCATTCAAAATTACCAGAGCTTCTTCAAGCCCTTGGTGCTGTCCTACCAATCGCTGGTAGGTCTCAAAGTTAACAGCGTTGCCATTAACTAAAGAGTCGGAAATAGTGCGTTGGCGACTTTTTACAGCACCTATAAAATCGCTTACATACCGCATTATTTGTTTTTCGGTTGGATAACTTGTTTGTTCTGGGTATTGCTACCTAGAGTTTTACCATCCAAGTTTTCACCCATCGCGATGCGTTTGTGCATCGGGAGTTGATCGCCTTTTTGGTTGACCTGCTTATTTGTTACTTGGTCCTGAGCTGCCATTTTTCTCTCCTTGGTTAGATTGTGCTGTTTGCAGTGCATTCAGCGCGGTTTGAAACTGTTCGTGTTTAAATCTATCTTGCTCAAGCCCATGTTGGGCTACATCTTTGGCTTGGCCATGCTGCATCTTGGCATGCTCAAGTCCTGTCTGCAGCATTCCTTGAGTTTGGTCATGGGCTAGTCGGCTTTCGTTCAATCCGTGCTGCTCGGTCTGGATTCTTTCGTCTGTCAAATTATCAATCGCGTTCAAAGACACTTTAATCTGCTGCTCGCGAGTCTTGATAATGTTGTTTGCTTGGTCTTGCTGAGCTTTCAACGCAATGTCTGCCTCGTCTCTAGCCTTCTTACGCTCGGTCTCAGCCATAGCAGCTTTTAACAGCGCCTGATCGCTAGATTCTAACTGGGGCTCGGGCTTATACTGCGCCGCCTGTTGAACCATAGCCTGTAGGACAGGTAAGACTTTTTCGAAGACCTGTTGCGAGTCCTCGTTAACGTGCTGACTGGATAGGGCAAACAGTTTATCCACCTGCGACGTAATAGCGGGGATGTCATAATCGCTAACAGGTTGGCCAAGGGCTCCCTCAACATAGTTGCGCATCTGGTTAGAGTACCATAGCACCAAGTGTTGCTTCAAATGTTCTAGGGCTCTTGGCTGGAATGATGGGGCGATTAGCGGGTTTGTCCCATAAACAGGGTTCTTAGCATAGTCCAAGTGCGTCTGTAGGTGAGCTAAGTGGTTCTGATGCACGTAAGCGAACGCTGGGCGTCCCAACGACATGGCTACGTTCTCCTCAGCTGCGTTTAACTCCTCAGGCTCAGGTGCATTAGGCATCAACTCTTTGATATTTGGTATTTTGAACTGTTTTAACGCACGCTGCACGATGGCTTGACGATCCATGATACCTGGATATTGCTGGTCAAGTGCTAACACTGCCTGCGTTTGAGCCATCCGCTGCGTTTCGCTGAAAATATGCGGGTCACTAACAGGGATTACATCCGTTGTGTAGGTAAAATCTGTACGTTGGACTTCCAACTCTTCAACGATTTCTCCTTTAATCTGCTCATCCAAGTACCATTTATTGATACGGGACAAAATTTTCAGCATTCTTGCTTGGCTATTATGCAGACGAGCGTGAATAGCGGAATAAACCGCCGCGCCTTGCTCAATCAAAGCCTGTGTCGTGCCTACTGGAGCATTATTGTTGATATCGGCAATTTTTTCTTCGCTGGTTGTCACCACGCCTTTGGCTGCATCGGTCAACCAACCTAGTAGTTGGAACAACACGGGTGAGGGTGGATTGAAAGGCATAGGCATGGCGATCTTGCGAACGTCATCAACTCCTGGCGCTCCCTCAATATCCGTCACCTGCGTGATGTCAATCTGCGCTGATTGTCCACTAATCTTCGCGCCCTTCAGCTTCAGCATAGTAGCTGAGTTGTTAATGTGCGCTGTGTCTAACAGAGCGCGGAGTGAGCCTGTGAGCGCGGCAGCTAGACCGCCAATGAGGTGAGGGAAGCCGATAGCGTAGGCACCGCGCCACGGAATAAACTTGAACTCGATGATGTGGTCTAGCTTAGTCAGCGTCTCATCTTTTTCTTCCCAGTTTCGATACAACCCTATAACGTCGCTGGTGTCCTCGTCTAACATCAAGATATATGGAGCCGACTCGCCCTCAGTGTTCTTGTCGTCGTCTAACTCTAAATGGCAGTACGTGTGATAGACGCGACGTGTGCCGTCTACGTTATCATCAAAACGTCGTCCCTCGATCTTATCATTAGCTTTCTTAGCGCGGCTTTCCTGTGGTTCTTCAACCGACATTGTCACGTCTATATCCAAATACATACCTCGCTTTACGCGCCTATCAAACTCCCAATGCGTAATATCATTAACTTCAGTTACCCGCTGTGCGGTGTAGAAGTTGACCGCGGAGTAGGGCATGTAAATATTGTCAATAGGTATAAACTCCACACACGGACGCTTCTTCTGCTCGTCGTACCACATCTTCATGTATTGTGAGCCGCCAAGGGGTAACTGCGTCAGCATCTGCTCTAACTCATCACGGAACTCAACTATCTGTTCCGTCAGCTGCCAGTTCATATAGTCGCGCTTGCGCTCAGCGATCTCAATTTTATCATCAGTTTGATCGCCAATGATATTAGTACGTACGGGACCGTCCGCAGGGAACAGTTCTTTAATCGCACGGGATTCAAAATCAACGCACGCTTCAGCCATTATCGGGTGCACTACTTTGTTGGCGCCCATAAACTGCGCACCGCCAGGAGCGTCATTACCTAAACCTGTACGGCGAAGTCCTTCCTCGTACTGCTTGTCCCGCTCCTCACGGGCTTCCTTATCCTTCTCTATCAACTCCATATATCGGTTGCCTAATTTGGCTAGATCGGTTTTGTCGTACCACTCGGCCATATTGCCGTAGAAGTCTTCCTCTTCTATTGGACCTTTGATCTCATCTTTGAGTTTGATAATGGCGCCGCCGTCAGCGGTTTCCTCAACCTCGGTGCCCATTTCATCTAAAAGATCAACAACGGAGCCCTCGGTGTCTTCAGGTCCTGCCGTGGGGTCAACTTGCTGCTGTGGAAATTCTGTGGCCATATCAGGTTACCTTTTGTTTTGCTGCGTATTGTCTAGCGCGGTGTTGCTTGCTGTAGCGAGGGATCTTAACTGAGCCCCCTGCTTTCTTGTTGATTTCTGGATTAGTAAGGTCGTACGTGCCTTCGTTACCCGTAGCTGATTTGATTAATGCGGGGTCATAGACGCCGAGGTTTTTTGTACCATTTTCGTTCACATAAAATGCGTCATGCCCTAGGCTCTTAATAGCATCTTGTACGTCAGGTCCTTCTATGCGACCCCAGGAGCCTTTAGACAGTTGGTCGGCGGTCAAGTTTGTAAATTTAGGATTACCGTTCACCTCGTCAAGAAGATCTGCAACGTGCGAGGGGTTTTCATAATCCCAAGGGTTTTTGACTGCAGTGTGTACCTTCATGATATTAGGACCCGAAGGTAGGGAGTCTTTATATGCTTGAGTCAAAAAATCTTGTGCTTCACCCGAAGCGTGCACCCCACCCTTACCACTATTCATTATCTCAGCTGTTATATTTTTCTGGTGCGGTTTGTTTTGCGTACCATAGCTTTGCTTCATCAATTCAATTGCCTTAGCTTTTCCTGCTTCTAGCTGTTCAGGTGTAAGAAACTTTTCTATATTCTCACCCATCCAAGCGTTAGAGTTATACGCAAAATCTTCAGCAAATTTAGGGTCACGAGTTAAGAAAGTAGCTCCCGCTTGTTTAGGGTCAAACTGTTTGATATCTCTAGACGTGCCGTGAAACCAATCTCCTGGGGCTGCGCTTTGCGTTTGCATAGCTTGCAGGTTAGCCTCACGCTCAGAAGCGGGTAGGACTTCTTGAGTGTAAGGGTTTAAAGGCTTGTCTGGGTACACTCCTTTAAACTCTTTCCCAAACCCTGTTTCTGCGTGCGGGAATAGTACGAAAGATTTCTCAAGTGACCCGCGCGGTACCTCATCTCCTGTATTTAAATACCGTATCCCATCAATGCCTAACTCTTTTGCTTTCTCTTGAGCGGCAAGGATCATCTCTTTTTTCTGCTTTGCTGTAGGCGGTTTAGCAGGGTACTGAAACTTTGCAGGATCTTTTCCTGCTAATAGCATAATGGCTCTATCCAGATCTTCTAGGTCATTACCCTCAGTTACGGATGAGATATCTAGTAGTTTACCTTTGGGGTTGTAGCCTCTTAGGTTTGCCCCTGCTTTAAATTTACCTGGCTTGTAGTTGTCTGGATCAAGATACCATCCAGAAGCAAACATCTCAGCTAACTCGGGATCAGTTGTGCCATGCACTCCTACCATTTCTCCCATGTAACCCTTTTGGGTTGTCCGTCTAGGAGCTTTAAAGTCTTTGGATGTCCAGTCTTTAGGTGCCCCGTGCAGTACTTGGAAGTCTCCCTCAGGTTTAACTATGTCGTACTCGTGAAAAGCACCGACTTTGTTGAATTTGGGCGCGGGAGGTAATGCGTGCTTGACTTGAGGAGTAAATGGAGCTAGAAAACCTTCGCCGTATAAGTGCGCATCATTGATCGCTTTCAGTGCGCCTTTGGCTACAGTTTGCGGAACTTTTGTCGCCTGTAGCCCAGGAAGTACGTTGAGCGCAGTTCCTACCGCCATACCTACGTCTTGCGCTGTTTGCGACTTTGCCCGCTTGGGGTCTAGTACGCTGATAGGAGAGGAACCGTATTCATCACCCA